TGTGATTGTTTGCACGTCGACGATCTTGCTGAGGTGCTGAAGGCCGCCGGCTTGGACAAGCGTCCGACGGGGATGTAGCGCTATGCCTGACATCCCTGAGAAGTACCAAGACCGCGTCCTGGTCAAAGATCCTAATCTCCTGCTGCCGAAAATTCAGGTTCCTGAGCCGACCGAGGACAAGGTCATCGCCATCCGCGTGGCCGGGTTCGAGATCGCCGCGCTCTATAACGACCGCACCGGCCCGTATCAATTTTCCCAGCTACTGCTGGAACGGTTCAAAGCCGCCGGCGCCCCGGTTGAGGGCGTCATCAAGTTCAAACTGCTCTATGGGAAGATATTCAAACTCAAGTCGCGTCCCGGAGATTGCGCATTCAAATACGTCTGGATGTCAGAGGAGCACTGCATTGCCTTGGGTGTCCAGGGCAAGGAAGGGATTTTGGTGAACTGAGAGATGGCGAAGTTCGAGGTAATAAGCCGCGGCGGATCAATCGGATCACATGACCCGGCAGTGATGGGTGAGCACGACACCATCGAGCAGGCGCGTGAGCATGCTAAACGCTTGACAAAGCAATTAACGCCTGGTGAAAGGAATTACTACAAAATGGGTTACTTAGTGCGTGAGAAGAAAGCCACTGATTCCACTCGCAAAGCCCCGGCTCGGCTGCATCGCGCGCTGGACGCGGTCTTGGACGCTCGACCGGCGAGGGCGAAAGACTCTTCTTCCGCGTTCTTCAAACCTGGCGACAAAGTGTACATTAATCGCACCGGTAAGGAGGGCGTGATCGTCGCGGTACTGGCAGAGCCACGAGGTGATAACGAATATCACGTGAATGTTGGCGGCCGTATGTTGACGCTACCGGAGACGGCATTAGAGGAGAAGTCGACACGCGGCGCTAAGGTAAAAGATCGCGTCCCTGCTGATTGCTTCGACCTCGGCGTCTTGCCGGTAAGGGCGAAAGATCTGAATACTACGCCACCACGTGACGCTTTAGCGTCTCAGGCTAAAGCGCGCGCATGGCTTGAAAGTCTTCAGGAACGAATGCAACCGGCGTATGCTGCTGAAGACAAAGCACGTGAACGATATAAAAACGCTTCAAGCGATCAACGTTATAGATACGATCTCGAAAAGAAGTGGGATATCGCTTCAGCTAAAGTTGCTCAACTTGAAAAAGAGTGGGATCAGGCGCACGCCGCAGTTAAACGGGCTATTCCAGGTTTTGAGTGGTAGCTCATGCCTCCCATCAAGTCCACGGTCTTCAAGACCACGCAGCGTCTGGAGAAGGCGTACGCCCAGGGTATTCAGTCCATTGTTCGCCGGGTGCTGAAACCCATCGGCACCGGCCAGGACCTTGAGTCTTGGCTGCAGGAACTGGCTGATCGGACTCGTCATGCAGACGTGCAAGAAGCGAGCGATCTGCTGGCGCGGCGCATGGTGTTCTGGACTAACACCAAGAACGTGAAGAGCTGGCGCGCCGCCGCGGCCAAGAGCCAAAAGTCTCGCGAACTTTACCGCTTGCTGCAAAGGGAAATGCAGGGCGGCCTAGGCGTCAAGGTGCAGCGTCTTATTCAGGACAACGCCAAGTACATCAGCTCCGTCCCGCTCGACGCCGCACAGACGCTCGTTCACGAAGTGCGAGCGGCGCAGCAGGCAGGCACCAGGCCGGCGACGGTGACGAAGATGCTCAGGACACGGTTTCCTGAGTTGCTGCGGAGCCGAGTGCACTTGATCTCAAGAACCGAGACCGCTAAGGCGAGTCTTGCATTAACTCAAGCCAGGTGCGAGGACCTCGACATCAAGTTTGCCGAGTGGCTTACCTCAGAGGACGTGCGGGTTAGAAAGTCGCACAAGGCCCTGGACAAGGTAATCTTCGCCTGGTCTGATCTTCCTGACCCTGAGGCCCTGGCTGGTGAGAAGTCATCGCTAGGCCACTACGGCCCCGGTGGTTGTCCTAACTGCCGCTGCACTACGGCTCCGCTCCTGGATGTCGACTACATCGGGTGGCCTCGTAAGGTCTACCGCAACGGTTCCATTCACCAGATGACCAAGCCGCAGTTCCTGGCGGCGTTCGAAGGCACGGCATGAGACGGATTGACTTGAAGAGCTTGGCGCTGGATGCCGCGGCGAAGGACGAAATGCCGCGGCATAAGTTTCAACCTATGCCGCCGAACACTCGCGGTGCAAAGTCTGGATTATGCAATAAGTGCCTTGAGCATAGGTCGCACACCAATCACTACATCGACGACACAAAACTCGAAAAGATGAAGGACGCCATAAAACCGCTTGACTATCGCTTATCGAACACCTGTACGCACTGTAATGGAACCGGCCGGGTGAATGGCGGCATGCGTCGTGACTGCGGTGTATGCCGCGGTACTGGCAAGCTTGGTTATTCGTACAAGGTTTACGACGCTGAAACTAGCTGTGATCCACGCGATGGTAAGTTCACATCCGGTGGCGGCTCGAAGTCGACAGGTAATCCGCGCCGGTTCGGATCGTCAGGCCGTGGGCGCGTAAGCCCAGAAGCTGAGAAGCGCTTTGCCGAGGAGATGGAGCGCGGACGCAAGAAACCAGAAGCCAAAGACCAAGTCCCTCAAGATTGCTTTGACGCCCAGATCCTGGGTGTTTAACACTAACCAACCTCAAAGGAGAACCGACGTCATGCGCAACAAGATCGTGACTTTCCTGGCGGCCTGCCTCTGCATGGCGGCGCCTCTCGCCTTCACCCAAAGCTACACGGCCCAGTCCGGCGTAACGCTTCTAACCGGCACCGCCGCCACAGCCACGGCCGTCTCCGGTGCCATCAGGCTGCCTAACTTCTCCGGTGTCGGGACCCTGACCATCGTCGAGACTGGGATCACCGGCTCGCCGTCAGGTTGCACCTTGAAGCTGGCCTATGAGCCCAACAACGTTACCACCGCGGGCGCGGCCGTCAGCACGACTAGCTTTACCCCCGCCACCGGCACGCAGGTCTTCACCATCGCGCCTAGTCAAGCGAGCGGCGACAACTATGTTGCAACATTTGCCTGCTCAAGCGCCTATCCGACGGCCGGCGTCATCAACGCTACCTTCAGTCCCGTGGCTACTGAGATCATCGGCAACGTCGCCGGTTCGGGCGACCCGTGTCAGAACCCGTCGGTGGCCAAGTCCTCGGTTAGCGTCGCAATCTCGACCGCGACCACCACGCAGATCGTCGCAATTAGCGGTACCAAGGCTACGTATGTATGCGGCGGGACATTGGTGTTTGGTGCCTCCACAACGGCGCAGTTCGAGTACGGCACGTCGACAAACTGTACTGGCACTAATGCGCTTACTGGCGTGATGTCGCCTGGAACCGGTACGACCGTAGGGCTTAGTGGCGATGGTACGCGGTTCGGTGCTCCGGCGTCAAACGGCCTCTGCGTCGTTAGTACTGGAACAGGCGGAATCAACGGTGTCCTGACTTACGTTCAGCAATGACCTGCGAGGTGTGCCGTGGGACTGTTCCAAGACACGCGTTTCAAGCGTCGACTGGTTGTCCGTAAGGACGACATACTGGTAATCGACGGCCTGGAGATAGAGGCGTCGATACTTTGCACGATGTTAGAGCCAGGTAAGCGGCTCCTCTGGGCCTTCATCCACGAGGGCGGTGACGTCAGGCCGGCTGCTTACAGCGAAGACCAATGCATTTGGTTGGAGCCTGCAGACCTGGATCGTTGCAAAGAACTGCCCGCCGAGGTATGAACGATGTTGAGGGATAGGTCCTGCAGGCCGACAAGCGTGGAATCATCCGCCACGTTTCCCTCTACCAACTTAGGATGGCTAGGATGAGGCTTTGTGAAGACTCAAGAACGTACTGGGCACATCTATGTACTTCATAACTTGGTAAATGGCAAGGAGTACGTCGGGCAAACCATTAACAAGCCTGAGTGTCGATGGGCTGGGCATATTAAGACTGCGTTCATGTGTAACGACCAGCGGCCTTTGTATCGCGCAATTCGTAAATACAGTTTGAAGAACTTTACAGCTCAGG